GCTTGTCGCTCATGGCCTCCTTGTCGTTCTCGGACTTCTCGTCCAGCGCATCGTACACCTCGGTGATCTTGCGGAGGGCCTTGTGCTGATCGACCAGCTCCTCGACCGAGTAGGTGTTGTCTCCGATGGTGACTTCGATGCTGGCGCTGAACTTTTGCTTCTTAGCCATGTTGGCTCCTGTGTTGCGTGGATGGTTGGATTGCGTGGGGTTGCCGGCCCCGTCTTAGCTGTGCTCGCACCCCCTGTAGAACTCCTCCAGATCCGCCTCCATAGCCGCGTTACGGGGCTCGGTGCCGGTGCAGCCATTCTCGTCGATGTAGACGTAGTGGTCCGCGGCTGTGTACTGGTCAAACGTGGGGCCTCCGTCGAGGTGCGGCCCGTTTTCGGCGTCCCCGGTGTCCTCCCATGTGGCTTCGATGCGGGTGTGCTCGTAGCCCAGTGACATCAGATGGCAGTGGGCCACCTCGTTGAACGGTGTGTGGTTGCGCATGGAGATCTCCTTACTTGGCAGGTTGCGGAAACGCGATCTCATGCAGAAGCATCATCGCGTCGGCCCCCGGATTGCCGCCCTTCGACTGGATCGACTTGATGTGCTTCCGGATCCGCGCCGCATACGGCAGCACGTCTTCGCCGTCCTGGTAGACGTTGTAGATGCTGGCAAGCTGCGAGCAATCGCTGCACAGCTCGGCATCGCTAATTGCCCTTCGACTCAACCAGCTTGCGGGCATTGTGCTCGATCCGCGTCTCTTCCATCTGCAGCATGTGTTCGAGCAAAGCCTTCTCTTCGCTTTTGCTTAGCTTCTTCGCCCCCGGCAGGCTGCGTCCCAGTGCAAACTGGTTAATGATGTGCTGACGCCGTTTTGCTTTCATTGTGATCTCCTTGGTGGTAGAGTTAGGTTAGTGTGTCAGTGCGCGAACCTTCGAAGCGGGGACCCAGTATTGCCAGCCGCGAACCCGCACCATGTAGCCCCAACGACCCCAAAACTTGTGACGGCCCTTGGTAATAACTCCGCGTTCGACTTGCTTGCTGAATCCGTCGAATTCCACTCGTTGTCCGAGTCGCATGGTGATCTCCATAAGTGTTGAAGAGAGGCAGTGCTCGCCCAGTGCGAACAGTCTCTACGCAACACTCCCCAACACCCCCCACCGCGTTACTCCTCGGTATCCCCGGTCTGTATCCCCTGCTGTAAGGCACCGCGCGGCCGCAAGTGTTTGCCGTGGATGCCGTCCCGACTTTCTCAAGGGTGGGAGGTATGGTCTGCGTTTAAGTTGTAGCGGTGCTCGTCATCGCCGTCCGTAGGCTGCACGATGCCTTGCCAGATATCCGCCTGCGCCCTGCTTGCTCCGTCGGCTTTCTCATCCGCCGGCTGCTGCGCTGCTAATCCCATGTGTGCCAAAAGCTCCCGGACCGGTTACACAAGGACGGAACGGAGCCACTGGGGTATCAGGTGTATCGCGGTTTCAGCGACCTCGCATTCGATTGCGACCTGTTACTTGTGCTTCGGTGCGGGCCTGCCAGCCGTTTAACTGCGCTGGATGGGGCAACCCCAACCCGGCGGGCCTGCGGGGACTTATGTGTCCGCCCCGCTGCTCCCTCGGGGCCTCCGCGGCCCCGCGCCTGCTTGCACCTACTGCTTACTGCCAACCACAGGCAAATAATACCCGAGTTTTTTGCCTTTGTGCAAGTCTTTTTTGGAGTTTTTTACTTATTGGTGATCTCATTAAAACCCCAATAAAAACAACGAGTTACAGAGGGTTTTAGGGTAAGCTATCGCACCCAATGATGTCACAGCCCCCAAGTGAAGCCGAAGATCCGTACCAAGGACGACGCAGGCATCCCGCGACCCGGCAGTCGCGCTGCTAGACGTCTGAGGAAGCGTGAGTTCAACCGCAAGAAGTTTGATGCGGCTCGGAACGCTGCACGCAACGAGGTCTTCAACAAGGCTCATGCGGAACTCAACAAGGATGCGAACGGCAAGCCCCGCCCACTGTTGGATGACTACTCTGAGGAGCTCGCCACCATCCTCTGCGATCTCGTAGCCGGTGGAATGACCCTCACTCGCATTGCACAGTTTCCCGGGATGCCCGCCCCTTACACCGTCTACCGGATGCTTGATGCCCATCCGGAGTTCAAGGAACAGTACAAGGAAGCACGCGAACGGCAGGTGCAGCAGATCGAGGAGGAGATTAAGGATATCGCGGACGACGGACGGAACGACACCTACATCAATGACATGGGGCAGGTGAAGACCGATTGGGATGTACTGGGACGCAGCAAGCTCCGAATTGAAACCCGACGCTGGCTCCTCCAGTGCCTGCGACCACACGTCTTCGGCGAGAAGCGGACCAACATCAACCTCCCGGGCGAACCCCCACCGCTGGATGAGGAGCGCATCAAGAAGCTAAGTGACAAGGAACTCACCAGCCTTGTTCGCATCTGCGACAAACTGGGCCTGAGCCTTGTGCCGGAGGAGTCCCGGAAATGAGTTCCACCGCGATGTTCGACTTGCTGCTGCACCGCATCAAGCGCCAGTTCCGCGAAGCCGGCATCACCATCCGCGGACGGGGTGGCGCCCGGAGGAAGCAGAATGCGAGACGTGAAGCTGGACCCGGAATGGCGACGCCTGTGCCGGCAAGGCAGAGCATTGGGACTCGATTACCCGGAGCCAACCATGAGTGATGACCTGTCCGCCCACCCGCTGCACAGCGAACTCCCATCCATCAAGGCATTCCAGAAGGGCCAGCGTGTATTCGTACTGGGTCCTCACCAGTGGGGCTTCATCGACGCCATACTGGACACTGAGGACGGTATCCAGTACCGCGTGGTCTACTGGGCAGGCCCGCAGCGTTTCCAGCTATGGGTCTATCCCCGCGAGATTGCCACCAAGAACCCCAACGAATGAAACGCATTCCAGACAAATTCCACAGCATCGCTTTGGTGCTGTCCTTACTCCTACTGTTCGCGCTTGCGATGGGATGGGTCAAATGAACGACAGACAGAAGCTGAAGCGCCTGGAGCAGGAAGTGCGGGAACTGAAGGAGCGTGTGCAGCACCTCGAGTCCCGTCCCGTGGGAGTGGTGGTTGCACCCTACTGGGTTGGATGGCCCAGTACGCATCCAATACTGGATCCCCTGCCTCCCGCCCCCTTCGCTGCACCCGCCATACAGCCCCCGCAGCCCTTCCTCGGGGAAGTCTGTGGTGTGGCGAAGTGGGGATACGCTGTGGGCCTGGACCTCGACAACAGTATGGTCACGCACGTGCACGGCAACGGCTCCAGAGTTCCCAGTCCCTCAAAGACACTGAACATCTACTACTAGGAGAACCACATGCCGGCCAGCTTCTCAGGAACCATCACCACGGGTGGAACCGCGCAACCCTGCATCCCACCGCTGCCCGTGGGTGGGGAGTGGCACGGGTACCGCATCCAGAACACGAGCGTCGGCGTCCTCTACATCGACGACACGGGTGCAGTCGCGACGCTGAACTCCCAACAGATCGCAGCCGGTGCCACCTACACATCCCCTCCCGGCTGTGTTCCGTACAAAGGCGTCAGCATCTACGGCGCGACCACGAACCAAGCCTTCAACGGGGAGGTGTTCTGATGCCAAGCATGAAACTCCCGGACGACGATCCTCGCATCATTGCGTGGGGGAAGTTCCAGAAGACTGAGGAGTTCGACAACGCGAAAACGTGGTGCGGGCATCTAGATCACGTAGACGGCTGTCTGTGGTCCGCGTTCATTGCAGGCTGGAACGCGGCTAACGGAACTCCCGGGAGACTGTAATTGCTCTTCGCACACGAGATCCCAGACAGCCGTCCTCCCTGGAGGTGGAGGCTCAAGCATCTGCGCTGCCAGCTAACGGGGCATGTTCCAAAATCGGGATACGCACACCTGAACCGCGTGGCGTTCGCCTTTGACCTGTGCGAGCGCTGTGGTCAGGTTGTCCTGGTAGCCGCGAAGAAATGAAGCTCCCTCCTCAAGCGGTGTTCCTGCAAAAGAACTCCCTCGGACTGGGGAGGGAGTACCTGCGTCGCAAGGCATCCAAGGGGATCTGCGAATACGCAGCCAGCATCGACATCCCCGGCAGGCCCGCCAACGAGGACGACCCGGAATGTGAACTGTTCCTGCCGGTAGAGACCGCGATGGCGAAGCATCACCGCATTGCCCTGCGGGCCATCGACCAGTGCATGAGCACAAGGCACGGACGCCTGATGCTGATGATGCCTCCGGGCAGCGCCAAGAGCACCTATGCCAGCGTCGTCGCACCGTCGAAGTACCTTGGGGAACAGGGCGGACGCAAGATCCTGCTCGGCAGCTACGGCGATGACTTGGTCCGCAAGATGGGACGCAGAACTCGAGCGCTCATCAAGCAGCCCAAGTACCGCGCCATCTTCGATGTGACCCTCTCTACGGACTCCACAGCCGTCCAGGAGTTCGCCCTCACCAATGGATCCGAATATCTGGCCGGTGGTCTGCTCACAGGGGTCACCGGCAACCGCGCACACGGCATCATCATCGACGACCCTATCAAGGGCCGCGAAGCAGCCAACTCCGAGGTGATACGAAACAAGACGTGGGACACCTACATTGATGACTGGCTCACGCGTCTGATACCCGGTGGTTGGGTCATCATGATCACTACGCGCTGGCACCAAGATGATCCCGCAGGACGCATCCTGCCTGAGTCGTGGAACGGGGAGTCCGGCGAGATAGCCTGCCGCGACGGCAATGTGTGGACAGTCATCTGCATCCAGGCAAAGTGCGAACGCGACGACGATCCACTGGGACGCGAGCGTGGGGAGTACATGTGGCCCGAGTGGTTTGACGAGAGGCACTGGGCGCAGTTTGAATCCGTGCGCCGCACATGGGTCAGCCTGTTCCAGCAGCTACCGACCCCCGACGAGGGGGATCTCTTCAAGGTGGACCAGATAGAACTGATCGACGCGCTTCCGGTTAATGAGCACATCACGTGGGCGCGCGGGTGGGACCTCGGCGCAACCACGGACGGGAACTGGACCGCAGGAGCGAAGATTGGCCTCAAGCGCAATGGAGGCCTCATCATTGGTCACATGGTTCGGATGCGCGAAGGTCCCGACAAGCGTGACCGGGCCATGCAGAACACGGCAAAAGCGGATGGTCGCACCGTGCGCGTTAGCATCCCTCAGGATCCGGGGCAGGCCGGCAAGACGCAGGTTCTGGATCTCACGCGCAAGATGCAGCCATTCTGCATCCCGCACTTCAGCCCGGAGTCGGGAGACAAGGTGACGCGAGCGGAGCCCTTTGCAGCACAGGTCAACAACGGCAACGTCCAGATGCTACGGGGTCCGTGGAATGAGAAGTGCCTGGAAGAGATGCGTGTGTTCCCGAACGGAACCTTCGATGACCAAGTCGACGCCTTGTCTCGAGCCTACGCACTCCTCATTACACGGGCCGCGATGCGTATCTCGCAGTCAGCAGTAAGTGAAGCAGAGAGACCCGACCCGGCTGATGTCGCTGCTGTACTGGGCGGGATGCGTATTGCGGACGATGCCCTGGAGGAGATATGATCAAGTTCACAAGGCCCGACGGTGTGCCCGTGTGGATCAATCCCACGAAGGTGACCACCGTTACCGCGGAGGAAACGGAAGAGCAGCTCGAAGAAGGCTCGGAAGTGCTGACCGCGATAGAGTTCGAAGCGTCGCACCAGATCGTGAAGGAGCCGGTGCAGGAAGTGGTCGACGCGATTCAAAGCGTGCTCGGTTAAACCAATGGATGCCCGTAGCTCAAAGGTAGAGCGGCCGGTCTGTGAGAGGTCGGAAGGTTGAGGGTTCGAATCCCTCCGGGCATTCCAACCCACGAGGAGTAGATGCAATGGCAAAAGCGGACGACGTGAAGGCAGCACTGGCGGAACTCGAGGAAGCGGGGAGCGTGCTTCAGAACATCGCGGCACCCACGCAACGTCACCAGTTCGATCAGGCGGTGCTGAAGCTGTTCAAGATGCTGCTGGAGCAGCCGGCTCCTCCGCAGAAGGCCCAGACTGCCGGCACCAAAGCAGCGGCATGAGGGAAGGGGCCATGATGAACGAGATCCAATACCCGGTACAAGGGACGCGCATCTGGCCCGCCCCACCCTACCACTATCATCCAGGAGACTACGGCAAGGACCCGCGCAACGGGCACTGGATGGCGCTTACGCCGAACGGGATGCTTGCGGACCTGAGCGGGCACGAGGTCACGGAACACGGGGACGGCACCATCACGGTGTCGCCGTCGATCCGGGTCACGCAGCCGCACGGGTACGAATTGAAGGTGTGGCATGGATTCCTCGAGAAGGGACTGTGGAGGCTCGCATGAGACTGACCGACCTGGAACCGGAATGGGTGAACGTAAGTGACCACGGTCACATGCGCTTCCTCGACTCTAACTCCCATCAGCAGGCGCACTTCGGGATCGACCCGATGCTGCACGAAGGGGAATCCAGCGAGGCGCTGGCACAGGCGCAAGGCGTCACGTTCCTGTGCCCGGTGTGCTTCCGGCGCAACGGGGGCTCCATCGGCACGGAGCACGTCCTGCTCTGGTTCCGGGACCGCAACGTGCCGGATGCGGAGACTCCGGGTCCGGGGCGCTGGCTTGCCAGCGGGACCAGCTTCGACGACCTGACGCTGGCACCCTCAGTCAACGTGGACCACGAGCACTGGCACGGCTACATCACGAATGGCGAGGTCACTTGGTTGGGAGGCACGCTATGAACAAGGAACATCGCGATCCTTACTTCAACCGCGGACTGAAGAACCACTTGATCCGCTACGAGCCTTACTACATCACGGGAGGGCTGGTCGTTGTGATCCTCCTCATCCTCTTCGTCGCGAAGGTGTTCAAGTGAAACCGAAGATCAAGCGCACCGCTGCGCCGGCCCCGCCCGCATCGCGCCGCCCCATCAAGATCCAGGACGAGGCGCTTGGGTTTGCGGGGCTCTCGGACGACGGACGCACGAAGGAGGAACGCACAGTCTGGAAGCTGCCCAGTGTCCCTCCAGGCGTGCTACCCAAGGGGAAGACCCCCGCCAAGCTGGCGCAGGACCAAGCCCCGCTTCTGAACCAGACCTACACATGGGCCATCGGGGGCGCGTGGGCTGAGGGTCTCGAGTTCATGGGCTACCCGTACCTCGCGGAACTCACGCAGCGTGCTGAGTACCGCAGGCCGGCGGAGATTCTCGCGAAGGCGATGACCCGCAAGTGGATACGAATCACGTCGAAGAGCGAGGAGGGCAGTAGCGACCGCATCAAGCAGATAGAGGATGCGTTTGTAGCCTACGACGTGCAGGACCGGATGAAGATCATGGCCGAGCATGATGGGTTCTTCGGCCGTGCGCAGCTCTACCTGGACATGGGGGATCTGGTCACGCAGTCTCCGGAGGAACTCCGGACACCGCTGCCCTACGCTCTGTCCAAAGTCAGCATGAACACCCCTCTGCAGCGGATTACGCCAGTCGAACCGATCTGGACGTACCCCAACATGTATAACTCCACGGACCCATTGCGCCCAGACTTCTACAAGCCGGACACATGGTTCGTGATGGGCAAGGAGGTTCACAAGTCGAGGCTCCTCACCTTTGTGTCGCGTCCCGTGCCCGACATGCTCAAGCCGGTATACGCCTTCGGCGGGCTCAGCCTCAGCCAGATCTGCAAGCCCTACGTGGATAACTGGCTGCGGACGCGCCAGTCCGTCTCGGACCTGATCCGGAACTTCTCCGTCACGGTGCTCCAGACGAACATGGCCGAGGTGCTCAACGGGGGCGCGGCCAGCGACCTGTTTCGCCGTGCTCACATGTTCAACCGCACCCGGGACAACCGGGGGCTGATGCTGATAGACAAGGAGCTCGAGGATCTGGTCAATGTCAGCGTGCCACTGGGCACCCTCGACAAGCTGCAAGCCCAGTCTCAGGAGCACATGGCAGCGGTGGTCGGCATCCCGCTCATCATCCTGTTTGCCATCACGCCCTCCGGCCTCAACGCCTCGAGTGAGTCGGAGCTGGATGTGTTTGAGGGCTGGATCCTATCACAGCAGGAATCATTCCTCCGGCCGCACCTGACCACCATTCTCCAGGTCGTTCAACTGTCGAAGTTCGGAAACATAGACCCGGACATCACGTTCCAATTCGAGCCGCTGAGCGTGATGGACATTCTCGAGATTGCGCAGGCGCGCAACACCGACGCCGACGCGGATGTGAAGCTGATAGACGCAGGCGTTATTTCCCCGCAGGAGTCCAGAGCCCGCATTGCGAAGGAGGAGGATTCGCCCTACGCAGGTCTGGACCCGAATGACTTACCCATCCCCCCAACACCGGACGATGGTGATCTCGGCTCGATGTTTGGAAGCACAGGCGCAAGCGGTACCGAAATCCCGGAGCAAAGCCCAGTAACGGGAACGGAAGTGAAACCTAACGGGCACGACACTCCTCAACTTACTTGAAAGGGAATACGATGCAACGCGGAATGTCAGAACGTATGCCGGCGAAGGATGGCCCCGCAGCCACCTTCTCCAAACAAGCCGGGCTCGTCGAAGGGATGCACGCACTGGGCCTGTACCGCTTCGCGGGCTTCTCGCCTCCGGAGGACAAGCGCCAGCAATACGTGGATCTCCGGGACGAACTCAACGTGGCCGGTGTGCTGCATGGGATCGACCCGATTTGGGTTCCCGGCGACAAGCTGCTCAAGCGGATGCTGGATGACTTCCGCAGCATCTCGCTCGAGGAGAAGTGGACGGACGTGATTCACAACGTGGTCGCGACCGTCGGCAAGAACCTCGCGCTCGACTCCATCTTCTCCACCGTCTCCTACACCGTCGGCGGGCCGTTTCTGGGTCTCACGCAGGGCTCGCCTTCGCCGGTGGCTGCGGACACGATGGCGTCTCACGCGGGGTGGGTTGAAGCGGGGGGTTCCAACGCTCCGACGTACACCGCGCCGCGCAAGACCATCACGTTCAGTGCAGCCGCAGCCGGCTCCAAGGCTTCAACCGGGACCTACACCTACGCCATTACGGGCTCCGGCACTGTGGGCGGGGGCTTTCTGCTGTACGGCTCCGGCGCGGTCTCGACCATCGACAACACGTCGGGAACCCTGCTTTCCTGCGGCGCGTTCACGCAGGGCAACAAGACGGTCGGCAACGGAGACGCTATCACTGCAACGTATACCCTTGGAATGTGATATACGTATAACGCGCTTGTAATAGCAGCTCAAAAGTGAAATCCAATTATCTTCACCAGAAAGGAAACGATAATGGCTGCGAAGTTCAAGGTTGGTCAGACGGTCCGCGAGATCATGCCGGCTCCCCGCGAAGGGACCATCACGAAGTTCGTCGGCGACGAGACGACGGGCGACTGGCACGTTCACGTCGCGGTGGCGGACGCGGAGGGAAACATGCACGACCAGTCAATGCCTGTGGAAAATCTCGAGGCGGTGACTGTTTGGGACGAGGCGAAGCAGGAATTCGTCCCGGTCGAGTGAAGTGGGAGATCCCGGGCCTGTGATGGGTCCGGGATAACTCAACCTCTGGAGACTTAGATGCCCGGTCCCGCGTACGTCCGTTCTATCATCGTCAATGTGACGGCCATCAACACGGGCGTTCAGCAGTGGGACTTCAACTACTCCCTGACCGGAGTCGGGGCAAGTAATCTCATCATCGTAGACGCCTTCAATTTTTCTGGTTCCACGAAGGCCGATCTTTCATGCTTCGACAATGTTGCCGGCGCCTACAATGCGACTGTCGGATTCATCGGGAACCCGACTATCGCGGCAAGTTTCACGCGCTTCTACCTAACAGGCGCTGCATCCGGAACTCACAACATTACGGTTCGCCAGAATGGAACATCCGCGGCGGATACGGTTAGATTCGTCATCACGGAGTACTCCGGGGTTCTAAGTTACTACTCAGGCTCTGGCCTGTCCCAAGATTTGCCGGGGCTTGGTGCTAATGTCATATTCGCGGGCAACTTCTCTTCCCTCTCTGGACACATTCTGATAGGGACGACTCTCTATTACAACCCGAACACCTCACCCCCGACCAATCCGAACGGGGGCAACGGGACGATTAGGTTCACCAGCGATTCGGTTTGGTTTACCCTTGCGGGGGTCTGCATCTCGGACCGGATCTCTTCTGGAGGATCCGGGAGCGTCAATTTCACGGATAGCGTGCAAGGAGATCAGCAGTATTACCTAACCATCGCCACCGCTTTTACTCCCGCGACCCAGACGTACAACGTGAGCCTCGGGGAGACTTTCTCCTCGGGCGATTCGGTGGGAGGCGTTGCAACGTTCCCCGGGACGGTTGGGGAATCCACCCCTCCCTCGGATCAAGTAAGCGTCCACGAAACGTACCTCGGCGGGCTCAGCGAGCTCCTGGGCGGGCGCAATCTCCTGCTCCAGACGAACGCATGGGGAGCCCCGTGGTTTGCCAACGACTGCGCTATCGCCGCAGGGCAAGCGGACCCCGCTGGAGGTACAACCGGAGCGCTTGTCACTGCGGTGGCAAGCCCCACGAACACGTTCATTGGACAGTCCGGTTCTACGCAGCTTGCCAACACGACCAAGACGTACTCTGCCTACATCAAGGCCGGCACGTTTGTCCTCGAACAGTATTTCATGTGGATGCGGGATGGGGCAGAGAACAACATCGCGTACTCTATCTTTGACATCGCCAACGGGGTCGTCAACAGTGTGTTCCTAGGAACCGCGGTGATAACACCGCTTCCGAACGGGTGGTACCGCTGCTCAATCACTGGCATCTATCCGGGAAACGCAGTCGCCGGCTGGAGGATCTACCTTGATCCTGGAAGTACACCCGCTCCGAATGAGACCTACAGAACCGCTTGGCATCAGTTCGAGGATGGTGGCGTTGCGACCGCCTACGCGGCAAATGGTGCATCCCCCTCGAGCGGCCTCGAGACCCTCTCAGGGCAGGCAACGGATGCAGGTACGCTGACCGAGGCCATGAGTGCGGCTGCGACCCACAATGCCACCTTCGCGGACGTGGGGCTCATCCAGGAATCTGGGGCGCTGGCTTCCACGCAGACAGCGGTGGTCACAGATGTTGGCGCTGTGCAGGAGGCGTTCGCCGGGGTTGATACGGTAGCTGCTACCGGGCAGGAGGGAGTCTCCATTTCAGAAGCGGGCGCGCTGGCCTCTACGCAGAACATCGCGCTTGCTGGCTTCATCACGGAGTCGAGCCCGGTCTTTGATGCGATGACGTTCTTCCCGGCCTTCCTGCGCAGCATCCCGGAAGCGTTTGTCGGAGCGGATACGGTTGGGGGCAACCTCGGGGGCGCCCTCTTGCTCCAGGAAACCGGCGCGGCTGTGGACACCGTCACCGGACCTCTGACTGTTATTGGTCCGGTAGTTGAATCAGCTCCGCCTTCTGACACTGTTGGGGCTACTGGCTCGGAGGCTGTTTCAATCTCAGAAGCGGGCTCCGCAGTGGACACGGTTGCGCACGGGTTTAGCTACCCGATGGATGTAGTAGATGCAGCGGCGGGCGCGGATATCGTGGTTGGCAATCGGGCCACAACCGATTCCATACTCGAAGCGGGGGCGCTGGCAGATACTCCATTCGGATCTATTGGGGCGTTCCTCTCCGAGGCAATGACCGGCTCGGACGATGTGGAGGTGCAGTACACCGCAGAACGGGACATGGGTGAAGCCATGCCAGCATCAGACTTCCTGGATGTGCTTCAAGGATACAATGTTGCTGAGGCGTTTGCTGGCATTGATACTGTGGCTGCAACCGGAACCGGGGCGGTTTCCGTACTCGAGGGAGCTTCACTGAACGCGCTCGCCGATGGTGGCCTCATCACACCCGGCTCGCTTGTCGAAAGCTCCTCGCCACTAGATACCGTGCTTGGCAGCTTTACTCCAGTAGTGAACATCCCGGAGGCGATGAACGCACAGGATACAACGAGTGTGCTCGCCTCCGATGTTGGGATCCTCGTGGAAACCGGCGCGATGGCGGATACGGCTACTGCCTTCAGCTCCATCAATGTCGCCTTCCTCGAGCGGATGCAGGCTCAGGATCAAGTTGTATTCGTAATGTGGGCTCTGGATCTTGCGGAAGCCTTAGCCCTCGTGGAAATCGTCAATGGTTCGCCGATCTACCCGCGCGACGTGTTTGACTCCATTCCGATCGTTAGCGACACGGTTGGGGCGCAGACCACTGTTCCGGTAGTGTTCCTCGAGAACATGGTTGCATCGGATTCCCTAAATCAAGCCTGGACTGCGCTGTGCGACATTGCGGAGTCCGGACAGGCAGCCGACTTGCTGTCCGTGCTTGGGGTATTCGGTGGACAGCTGATAGAGCCAATGCAGGCTGTGGACATTCCAGTGGGCACGCTGGCAACGCTGGTCAGCTTGGCCGAGCAGTCTGTGGTGATAGATACTGTGAGTGGCGTCTCGGTGAGGTTCATCTATGGAAATAACCGGGTTTGGCTTCCTCCACCGTTGTTTTGAGAAGGAGTAGACATGCAACACAGAGAGCATTTGCACCCCAAGGACGGATCCCAGATCCAGATTGCCACCTTGGCCGAGACGGTTGAAGTAGCCCGTGCGTGCGGCAAGTTCCTTGCTCGGTGCCTGGACCGTAACGGCAACCTCAAATGGGATACGGGGTGGTTTGACAACCTCATCACGGACGAGGGAGCGAAGCTGTGGGAGGGCTGGTTTACAGCGAGCTCCTACTCACAGGTCGGCCCGTTCATGGGGCTCATCTCGTCCTCCAGCTACACGACCGGCCCGCAGGTTGGGGATACCGCTGCGCAGATCAATGGGACCAATGCTTGGAAGGAGTGTTTGTCTGCTTCCAATCCTCCGTTCATCGGAGGTGGAGCTACGCGGGGCACGGCAAGCGGTTTTGCGGCCGCATCTGGGACTGGCGCGGGCAACCGCGTTCGTGCGTTGACCTCCCCAGTGTCGTTCACGATTGGTGGCACGGGCGGTACGCTCAAGGGCTGCTTTCTGGTCCTTGGTGCTGGCGCGGTCAACACGCTTGGGAGCACCGCTGGCACGCTGTTCAGCGCCGGCCTGTTCTCCGGTGGCGACAAGACGGTATCTCCGACCGACGTGGTCAACGTCAGCTGGCAAATCTCAATCTAAGGAGGACTACGATGGCATCAAAGTTCAAGAAGGGCGACCAAGTACAGCAGGTGATGCCTGCTCCGGTATCCGGCACGGTCGACGGCTTCATGGTTGATCAGGAAACCGGGGACCTGCTTGTTCACGTGGTCGACGCGTCTGGTGAAACTCCCCGGTACTTCAAAGAGGAGGAACTGCAAGCGGTTCCGACCGAGAAGACGGGAGGCTGAGGATGGCTTCCGGATACGTCGCACCCTTGGCAGTCTCTTCCGGGGACGGGCCGACGCTCACGGCTGCTGCCGCTGCGTCATTCATGCCAGTCACGGCGAAGTACACCTTCCCGCCCAACCCGATTCTACTTCCGAGTTTCATGAGAGTCGTCGCACATGGTCGAATCTCCTGTGCGGTCACCACACCCGGCACTGCCAGATTCGACATTCGACTGGGTTCAACTGTGATAGCGGATTCCGGTCCGATGAACCTCAACGTAGTAGCCAAGGCGAGCGTTCCATGGTGGTTGGAGGTCTACCTCTACGCACGGGCGGCGGGCTCCACTGCGAACTTCATGTCCTTCTTCCGGTTCCTCTCGGAGGCAGTCATAGCCTCCCCGCTGGCAACCGTGGGAGGCAACGGGGAGATCCTCTCCTCGGTTGCTGGAGGACCGGACACCGCTCCAGCGGTTGGGAACAACGTGGACGTTACGGTGCCAAACGCCTTTGACGCATTCTTCACGCAGACTGTGGCAACGGGATCCCTCACCTGCCACGGGTTTATTCTAGAAGCTGCCAGCGTCGCTGTTCCGTAAGCCATGCCAAGATTCCTCTCCGTCCCTCCCCCTCGGGCGCTGGTAGTGCCGGGGGTCGTCGTGAGTGGCTGCGCGAAGAACGCTGGATCGAGCACAGCGATCCTGCCTCCGAGTACAGTCAATTACAACTGGTATCCATTCGGGAACTACAGTGTCAATTTAGACAACTGGCTTCCCTTTGGAGGGACGCAGAGCATCTGGTGGAACGATCAGACCTGTTGGGGTGTAGATGTCACCGGGGCCAATAGTGAGCAGGGAGCTATTGGCTGCTATCCGAACGCGAGCCGGGGCTGGTCGAACAACGACAACCTGATG